TCTGAGCGCCCACCACTGGCTCCACATCAGTCATCCACTGGAAGTCCTGGGTGTCCACCACCTGACCGCCGATCAGCAGCTCCACCTTGTCAATCACCTTGGACCAGTCAAGACCCGCGACACCTGCGTTGTTGTTGTCACGAGCGGTAAAGTAAACAAAGCTGAGCAGATCACCCTTCTTCTCGAAGCGAACCAGAGAGATGCCACCCGCCTGTGGGGTACCCTGAATCACCTGACGCTCAACTGACTGAGCGTAGTGGGTGTAGCGTCTGTAATTTGACCGGAAGAATGAAACCTCGGGCTTGCCGGTCAGCCAAGCGTCCTGGGCACCTGTTGCGACGAGCTGGACAATACCTCCGCTCATTTTATACTAATGACCTAGGTTTTTTTTCCCGTGATTACTGAGCAGACAATGGCTCTTGAATGAACGAGTTTTTCTCGAGCTGCTTAATTGCGATATCAAGCGTGTCGGACCATGGATTCTTGTTCCCCTTGAACTCGTTAAACTTGTCGTAGTTTGGCTTGATATATCTGGAGTTGAGTGATGACCCGCCACCTGCACCACCGGTCTGAACTGGGAAGGGCACCGACTCGGAACGGATGTTTGTCATGGCGCCGACTGCGTTGACTGGATCCTCGCGTACATTCATGCGACCAGCATTTCCTGCACGATCTGCGTTTGAACGGTTGTTGGACACGTGTGGCAGGGACTTGTCGTGCAAGCCACCTGTATATGGCTGGTACACGCTGTACTGGGCTGGACCGTACTCGAGCGTGTCGCCACGAGGGCCAGTCTCTTGGCGGATGGTGGTGCGTCTCGTCTTGATCTGATCTGGGCGACCCTCGAACCCGCGGAGGGCGCCACCCTGGCCCTGGCCACTGTTCTGTGCAGGATCTCTACGCCACGCCTTGGTTGATTTGGCAACGTGAGTCACATCTCCTATTCCACCGGCACCACCATTCTTGACGACTGGATTTCTTGGGCCCTCCATGCCTGGAAGAGTCGTAAGCCGCTCCTCGTTGATATTGTTCGGCAGAACACGGAAGAACTGCTGGAAACCGCCAGTTGCGCTCACGGTCGGACCGACACCGAGACCTGGACCGACATTGATGCGCTCGACGGGCGGCAGGTTGTTCATCTTGTTCGTAATGTTCTGGCGGCCGTACAGGTCGTACACCGGCTGACCCCATGGTGAACGAGTCGCGTCCATTTTAGCATCCTGTAGCGAGCCAATCTCACGCTTAGGCTGGAGACGCCAGTCACCGACGCGACGACCAAGATCCGGGGTCATGATCTTCACATCCTGATAGTCCGCCCAGTGCTCATTTGGGTGAGCCATCAGATCCGTGTCACGGCGAGTAATCACCGGAGGCATTGGTTTTCTAGATTCCGTGGTTGCTGGAGTGTCGTCACTCAGTCGCTTTCCAGCAAACACTAAACCGACTACTGCCGCGATGGCAAGTGGGTCCATATTAATAATACGGGGGTTTTTTATTCGTCTAGTTTCTCAGAGAGTAACGCTGAGAAAAGACCTTGTTCTGGTTATCAGAGTAAGTGCTGATCGGATCGAAATCCAGCACGCGCAGAGGCAAATTCACATACGAATTGGGAAAGTCAAAAGGAGCCTCTGAATATGGCTTTTTCCATGTGAGGGTATCGACTGGGCGAAGGGCGGACTCGGCATCCGCAATGTCCACCATCGTGACCGTTGCGGGTCCTTGCCACACACCCTGCTCGAGCGTGACACCCTGAGTGCTAAAGTACTCCTGAGGCATCTTGTTATTATGTACGAGGAATTTAATTCCATAGCGAAGCGTATATTTATTTCAAGCTTCGCAAGAACAGTCTGGTATTAACGGCCATTTCCGGCTCTCATCTGTGGCCGTTCGGGGAAATGGAATCTATCGCTGTCAATGTCGCACGCGATTCCACCCTGGTCCTTGCAGAATGGAGCGAATGGCTTACCGTAGGCAGCTTGGGCAAAAGCCGCCTGGTCGTTGGGAATGGTTGTATTTGGCATTGTGTAAAAATTGCGCTCGGCGTCACGGCGGCGCTCGAATGGGTGAATCTTGGCCCACTCTTGCTGAACTTCCTGACGTACGCTCGGATACCACGCGGCCGAGGGACGATCGGGCTGATCGACATAATCAGTCATCAGCACATTTCCCATCGTGTTGTCCAGTGTTGGCATTGTGACAGGTGCGCGCATTATGTTCGGCGTGCGGCCATCACCGAACGCGGGACGCAAACCACCATCCTTAATCAGGTTGGCAGTCCACATGTAATACAGAATAGCGAGCACGAGACCGCCGAGAGCCAAGACGCGCGTGTCGCGGTTAATGAGGTATACAATCACGCTCGCGTAAATTACAAAACGAGCCGTTGCTGTTGTGCGGTCCTTTGCAGACTGGCTTGCAGATGGCCAGAAATTTAAAAGCTGGTCTGACTTGAAAATGTCGGCAGTATCCATATTAGTATAAACCTAGGAAATTCTTGGCTGACCTGATGCTGGTCCCATACCGCCCATCATCTGAGCCATCATTTTCTGCATGCTGCTCATCAGCTTCGCCTCGTCAAGCTGGCCACCCTCCGTCACCTCCTTGGCAAACTTCTCTGCTGTGCCCTCCACCATCGCAAGCATCTGCGGAGGAAGCATGCTGATCGATGTGCCGAGCATGTACATGTTCTGGATGTGGCCCCAAACAGCCTCCTTGTTATTGTCCGACAACTCGCCCCAAATGTCACACACACCAACCTCCTTCATAAACTTGTTCTTTTCCGAAAAGAATGATGGGTCACGGGAAGACAGGAGATGAGCACGCGAACCAGTGTACTTCATGAAACGATCCATGGTCAACCGCGTCCTGGGCTTCTTGCTCGCCTCCTGTATCACTGCATTGTCTGGAAACACAGCAATTAGGTCGTCATAAAAAGCACCCAACATGTTGTTAAATGCTGCATTAGACGCCATATGGTCTAAAAGGCTTTTTTTCTTTATCTAGTACGGCTCTTTCGATACTGCGTCACCCTGACCAATCCCCTGTGAAATGATGAAATAGACGAGCAGACCAACCAAAAAGGCGGGCTTCATCATGTCAGAATTCTTGAGCTTGTCTTGGCCATTCATCTTCGCCCGACCATAGACATAGGCGGCTGTAATTCCACCTGCAATTACAGCTGCACTGAGAGGTTCACGGAAATGCTTGTCCATTATTAGTAATTCTAGAAATTTGTGACGCTAGTGTGACACAAATTACTTTAATTCAGACACTATCTGACCAGTGCGTCGTTTTGCCTGATAACACGTGTCACCAAGTTCGCTCTTATAACATAAGTCTAATGGCGAACACAGAACATTTGCGAATGTTAGTACCGTAAACAGAATAAAAAGTATTGAAATAACGATGGTTAAAATCTTCCAATTGCGGGGGTCCATATATTATCATCAAGATTTATTTCTCCCTCGCGTCGTCAAATAGAGATTCGCCATTCTCATTCAGCTTCGTCACCGTCGGTGGCTTGAGTGAAGGTGTCACTGCGTAGGTCTGTGAACCGCCGGGTGTTTCCGCAATCGGCTCAGTCGAATTTGCTGCTGCAGACTGATTCGAGTCGTTGGCAATGTCCTCGAGGTTTCCAGAGTCTTGGGGTGGCTCTGAATTGTCCGGTTCAGCGTTAGGTTCACCTTCGGCTTCACCCCCCATGGAAGGTTCCTCTTCGTCCGCCGGTTCATTCTCGTCAAAGGCGGAATCCTGCTTGAGGTCACCGACAATGGCGTCCCATGGAATTAGATCCTCAATCACATTTTGAATTTTACATGTAAATCTGCCGGTAAGTTCACTCTTGCGCTCTTCATCCGTCTTGGATGCGTCTGTGATGATTGTCGGGCGATAGTACAGGTCCTCGCCGCACGCCTCGTAACACCGCTGAACAAACACGTCATGGGCGGGGAGCTTGAGGCCCACCTTTTTGGGTTTCTTGTCCATGCGAATGCCGTTCATCAGAATCTTGACGTGGCAGATAAAGACGGCTGCGAGAAAGTTTTGAAACAGAGGGTGTGCATTCTTAATCTTGTCAGCGTGTTTGAGACTGATTGAGCTGTTCCACACCTTGATACCTTTCAGAAGCTCCTGGAACACGAGCGTCGTGTTCTTCCCCTTTGACTCTTTCTTCGCCTCGAGCCAAATCTCCCAGTAGGTTTCAATCATCGATGGAATCATCGAGTCGCAAAGCTTCTTGGTGAAGCGACGCTCTGACGATTCGAGAAGCTCCATTACTTATTTCTAGGATTGTTTATTTTACGGATGACCGCATTTATTTGTATCTTTCAGCCGTCTTTCTCAGGTTCATGAGACTTGGAAACTCAAACTCTGGTTCCACGACTTCTTCGGTGATTGTCTGGTGCGTACTGAGCTTTTCCCACGACACTTCGTAGCTCATGGGGGCAACCATGTTGATTCTGTATCCGAGCCGCGTGAGCTGTCGGCCGATGTACCGCACCGCTTCTGCGAGATCATAACGAGGAAACCCGACGACAAATGGAGGGACGGTCACAACAGTCATTTTGTCGCCGAGGTCAAACCGAGCCTTAATTTTCCTCGAAAATTGGTTCAGTATACTGGTATAAATTTCCTTTTTGATGTTTTTTCGAGTCTTGTCACGTTCTGCAAGATCCTTGATGGAAAGCATTACTAATTTTTACTGCAAATTAAAAACGCGGTCACCCGACGCGACCATCTCACCTGACCGTGCAGGGGATGGTCCAGGCACGGCTGAGCCAGATGAGGTGGAAAAGTTGATGGGCTGTTCAGAGCTGAAAAACTTGCGCATGTCGGCATCGGCGTTGATATTCTTTTCGTATGCATCCACCACCTTGGCAGTTTCGAATTGATCGGCTTTGCGGTGGGTCTCGGATTGTCTGTAGTTGGTCAGCTCGGACTGGAGTTTATTGTCCAGGGTCTTGCTGATATCCGTGTAGTCCTGGTACTGGTCGGGTTTGTATGGGGTGAATCCCGAGTCGTAATTGTCGACATGGGCCGAGGCGCTGACGTTCAGGATCTGGACGCTCCCCTCAGGTGACACCTTGGCCTGGACATCGTACTGTGTGCCAAAGTATCCGACAGTGTTGAAGAACATGAATCGGGCCGAGTACTCCCCCAGGGCTTTGCTGTTGATGAAGAGAGTCTCGAGAGGGACTTCGTCTGGGTGGTCTTTCTGGATAGACTCGATGATTGCCTGGATGATGTTCGGTGAGACGCCCTGCTTCTGGTCAGCTGCTGTGTCGTAACTGGCTGTGGGGTTCCAGAAAAAGTACAGGAACAGGGCCACAAGCAGAAGCACCCATATCAGAGTGTCCATATACTGTAGCGCGCGAAAAGAAATGCTACCAGTCCGAAGGACTGTTCTCACCAAGGCGACGCTTCGCGAAGAACAGTCCTTCGGACTGGTAGATGACCGCGC